GTGACGCGCGGTTGCATCAACGTGACTTCGGACGTGTATGACGCGCTCGTGAACTGCTGCTCGACCGGGCAGTTGATTATTCAGGACTGAGTTGAGGATGCCGTGTGGCTGCGTATTACAACGAGCACGACCCATACGCCGCGCAGTGGCTGCGCAACCTGATCGCCGCCGGGCACATCGCACCAGGCGACGTGGATGAAAGGAGCATTGAGGATGTCCAACCTGATGACCTGCGAGCCTACGACCAGTGCCACTTCTTCGCCGGAATCGGCGTCTGGTCGTATTCCCTTCGGCGCGCCGGATGGCCTGATGATCGACCTGTTTGGACCGGTTCCTGTCCGTGCCAACCTTTCTCCGCGGCAGGCAAAGGAACTGGGTTTGATGACGAGCGGCACCTGTGGCCTGCGTGGTACTGGCTCATCGGCGAGTGCCGCCCTCCAGTCATCTTTGGAGAGCAGGTTGCGAGCTCGGCTGTCGATCCTTGGATCGACCTTGTACACGCTGACCTGGAAGCCGTGGACTACACCTACGGGTGTGAGCCGTTCCCGTCTGCGGGCGTCGGTGCGCCGCACATCAGAGATCGAGCTTTCTGGATGGCCTACGCCGACTACGCGCGATCACAAGGACGGCGCGGAATGCGCGAACGTGCCGCTGAACGCGCTGCTCGGGCGCGTGGCGTGGTTGGCCGGCTGGCCGACACCGACCGCAGCGCTTGCGGACAAGGGTGTGCGCTCAACGGAGGGCGGGATTCGCGAGGCGATGCGGTCGCACGGCCCGGATCTGGCAGCTATGGCTTGCCTGACGGCTTCGAGCGAATCGAGCCAGCCGGCCCGACTAACGGCTTCTGGCGAGCTGCTGACTGGCTCCTCTGCCGGGATGGAAAGTGGCGGCCAGTTGAACCCGGCACATTCCCGCTGGTTGATGGGTCTGCCGGTGGCGTGGGACGAGTGCGCGCCGATCAAGAACGCATCGCCGCGCTTCGTCCACGGAAGGACCAAGGCAGCCGAACCGGCCGACTCCGAGGGTACGGCAACGCGATCAACGCCGAAGCGGCGACGCAATTCATCCTCGCAGCTGACGAAATCCTGACCACCTGAGGACACCACCATGAACGACCAACAACATAGCCGCGCTGATGCGCTGACTGTTCCTCGCGAACTGCTGCTAGACCTGATCGACGACGTGCAAAGTTTCGCAGATCAAATCCCGTGCCGAGAACGCGAGAAGGCATTCCGCGCGGATTTGCTTGCACGTGCCCGCGCCCTCGCCGCATCCCCTGTCGGACAGCCCGCAGCAGCGCTGATCGAGGAGACGATTCGCTTCTGTCCCGAGTGCGGCCGTCTCGGCGATATTCCGGCCGGCTTCGAAGCGTGCTGCCCTGACTGGTCGCAGGCGCGCGTCGTGCCGAAGCGCTTCGCGGAACTGTGCGCCGAGACGTTCAGGCTCTGCGTGAGCCAGCCCTTTCCGCAGTCGGCAGCAGCGCCGACCGACCAAATTGCGCACGACCGCAAAATGGTAGCGCCGGCCGACGAGCGGGCGGCGTTCGAAAAAGTATTTCCGATGCCTGCCGACTGCCAGCGCATCGGAAGCGGCCGAACGGCTGGATACGCGCCCACAGAATACGGCGCATGGGACGCGCACGACTTCATTCGCAGGTGGGAAGGCTGGCAAGCCCGCGCGGCAGCATTGCCCGCTGCGGATGCGGTGGCGTGGATCAGCGTAGATGATTGTCTGCCCGATGACGAAACCGATGTGCTCGTGCGGAAAATACGCGGCTCCGCCGTCTATTACGACATCGCAGGTATCTTCCACGGCACTTGGAAGTCCCAGGTCACAGAAGATCGCTGCGAACACGAGGTGACGCACTGGCGTCCGATCGATGTCGCCCCGCAATCCGATCGGACAGTGCCCGCTGTGGAGGGAACGGTAAATACAGGCGACCGCCTGACCGACATGAAGGCCAATGACATCATTCAACGTGATGGCTACAAGATGACTGGCGCGGTACTTTGCCTCGAAGATGGCTCGCGATGCATCGTTGAACTGGGAGCCGTTCGCTGGCTGACGAGAGATGAATCGTGGGCACTTATGCACCCCCGCACCGCCCCGCAACCCTCGCAGGCCGACGCACCGGCAGAGGCGCGCGAGCCTAACGAGACGGAACAGAGAATCGCGGCGGTCTGCTATCACTGGATTGCCGAGCGGATCGGCACGAAAGACGGCTACTCGGTGCAGGAGCATGTCGACCTGAAGCACGACCTTGAGCGCGCTTTGGCGAATCATGCAGCCGACCTGTCGGCGCAGCAGCCGAGCGGCGAGGTGACGGCCGACGAACTGTACGACATGTCGGAAAAATATCTAGTCCGCATCCAGACGGAGCGGGGTGACGGCCACGTGCATGCCGCTTTTCATTCAAGTGTAGTCCTGGCAATGCTTGATGCGATCGCGCTTTATAAAAAGCGCCTGGGAGACTCCCCTGATGCTCTCGATGCATCCAAGCAGCAACATAACATCGAGGCGATGGACGATGACAAGCGCGACGCCGAACGGTATCGCTATCTGCGTACACGTCCGGAATCGGTAGAACCCGGCCGCATTGACGTTGTGTATTGGAGCGCACTGGATGAATCCGCGAATGAGGGTGAGGCGTTACGCGGCGATGCGCTGGATGCCGCCATCGACGCCGCCCGCGCAGGAGACAAGCAATGAGCAGAAGTGGATATAGCGATGATTGTGATGGTTGGGATTTGATCCGTTGGCGTGGTGCTGTTGCCTCGGCGATCAAAGGTGCGCGTGGGCAAGCATTCCTGCGCGAACTCGCCGATGCACTTGACGCCATGCCAGAGAAGCGACTTATTGCCAACGAACTTCAGACTGCTGACGGCGAGTTTTGCACCATCGGCGTGCTTGGTCACGCACGAGGTATCGATATGTCGAAGTTAGATCCCGACGATCGCGATTCGGTCAGCGCGGCTTTTGGCATCGCGCCTGCGCTCGCCGCCGAGATCGTCTTTGAAAACGATGAAGCCTGTTGGTATGACGAGACGCCAGAAGCCCGGTGGCATCGCATGCGCAACTGGGTCAAATCGAATTTGAAAGGTGTCGATCATGAGTGAGCCGATTCTGTTACCTGAGGATCAATTCGAAATCGCCCGTCGATCCGTCCAAGGGAAAATGAAATGAGCGATTACCTTACCGCCCAAGAACTCGCCGACCTGGTTGGTTGTAAGTCCAACCAACGCACCGCCATGCGGAAATGGCTGACTGATAATCACTGGCGTTATGTCATCGACACCCACGGGCTCCCGAAGGTCGCGCGTGCGTACCGTGACCGGAAACTCGGACTCACAGCCGAATCGAACGCAGACAAGTATGACGCGGGTCCGAATCTCCAAGCCTTCGCCTAAAAGTGAGCCGACCGGCATTGACCGGCTCTACAAGCGTGTCGGCATTCGGAAAATCTCGTTTTACTACAAATTTCCGGATAACCGAGAAGAGACACTCGCGTCTGCACCGAGCCGTGATCGTGCGGCCGTCGCCGCGGCCGAGCGCATCGCGAAACGACAAGCGCTCGATATTCAAGCCGGCCAAGTCATCGTTGGTTCAGTTGCCGACGCGATCGAGCGGTTTGAAGAGGAGGTTGATCAGAACCATTTTCTCGCACAGGGTGTCGATGCCAAGGCAGTTCGAAAGTCCACCTATAGGCGTCTGACACAGTTCTTCGGCAGAATGGACCCGAAGCGGCTCGAAATGATCCATGGCTACCAGTATCTCGATGCGAGAGCGAAGGCCGGCGCCCCCGCTGGTGCGAACAAAGATATGGCCCTCATGTCAACGATGTGCAGATACTGGATCAAATGGGGCGTGATTCGCGCGAACCCGTTCATCGGCCTGATGCTAAACGAAACGGATCGCGACGTGCGCACGATCGAGCGCCGTCAGGTGCTCAAGTTCTACCTGTGGTCGCTCAAGCAGCAACAGGCATATCGCACGATGGGCATCGCGGCAATGTTCTGCTACCTAACGGGTTACCGCGCCGCAGAAGTGCGGCCGTACCACATGAGCGGATTGACGGACGAGGGCGTGCGCGTGGTGGGCGCTAAGCGGAAAAAGGGAGAAGCTCCAACGGTCAAGCTGCGGCTATGGTCGCCGCGGCTGCGCACAGTTGTGGAACGGGCCAAACGCGGCCGCAAGGTGTCGAGCGTGTTTCTATTTCCGAACCGCAAGGGGCGGATGTATTCGAAGAGTGGATGGGCGTCGGTCTGGCAGGACGCCATGTATGCCTACATCGGCGCGCGTGATCCAGCGATCGCCTCCGAATGGGAGGCGAAAAAGGTGCGCGAAAAAGCGCAGCGCGCGGGCGCCCCAGCAGCCGCTGTTCCACTCAAATTGACTGAGCACCCGGATTACTTCGCGCTTTCGGATGCCCGGCCCGCAGCGATTACTTCTAAACTCGAAAATCGAGAGGCCGATGCCTACGATTTTGCGGCGCATGCGAGCCCGGCGACGACACACCGGAACTACGATCGTCGCAAGGTAAAGAAGGCCAGCGCGACGGAGTAAAATTTCAGAATGGCATCGCGCAAACCCTTACGCAGCAAGGGCCAAGTTTCGGAGAATATTCTGAAATCAGAAATATAATCGATTGATTTTCATGGGGAAATCGCCGTTAGCGAACCCGATTGTGATTCCTGTTGTCGTGGGTTCGAGTCCCATCAGCCACCCCAACAAATTCAACGGCTTGCAACGCAAATTCAGTTCAGCGTTACAAGTTTTGGAAGATCAAATTCCAAAAGCTGGAAGATGATTTAAAAAAGCCCGCCACCTGAGCGGGCTTTTTTATGTCCTGGCGCGTTGCCCGCATTCGCTACGCCGCGCCGGAGCCCCGGCATCGAGTAGCGGCCGCGTCGAAAAGCCATCTCAATCGAATCACCGAATGCGATGCCGGAGCAATACGGTCCGCGCATCCGCCAATGCAAACAGCAGCCGGCCGTGCAGCCATCAGCGATCGCCGCCCGTTCGGCGATCAATCGTATGCGTCGGACAGATAAGCGCTGCCGTCGTCGGTGATGTCCGCCCTGTCGGGGCCGCTCAAATAAGCGAATCCGTCGTTCAGCAGTTCCTCGAGCGCGGGCCGGAAGGCCGCCGGCAGCGGCCGGCCGGAGCCGAACTGATCGATCCATTTCAGTGCTTCGATCGCCTCGGGACTCAGGATGGGAAACAT